AATGTTTTCAACCATTAGATGCAGGCCCAGTCGTAGGTCCAAGCTGGCGGGATTTAACAGCTCTGGATCAAAAGGGGCAACCATTTGGCTTTTTTGACACCTGGCCTTGATTTCCCAATCGCACAGAACCGACATATTGAAAACGCAAAAAACGACTCTACTTAGCTTGCCCTAGGATTTCCCTTTCAGACGCATACGCGCCTTTTTGCTGCATCTCAGTCACATCTCTCACCCATGGCACAAGCCAATCATTGATCCGCGAGCACTGGTCCCAGTTCATAGGCTTGGCACACTGCACCACAACAGTTGTCCAGAAAGCACTGACATACGCCCAGACCCAGAAAAACTGACTCATTCAGCAAATATGGCCCAGCCAGATTTTGGGCCATCAGCCTGCCAGCGTTGATGGAATGCAGCTTGACGCACGCTGACGCGATGCCCTGATAACGCCGCGTCATGCGAACCCCTTTCAATGTCTGGCAGGCCAAGCGGATCGCTCATCAGCCAGGTCGGATCATTGCTGTAACGACCGCTGTACCCGTGAATGACAGACCAGTGTCCGCAAGTTTCGCTACCGCACATTGGCGGTTCACCACGCAGCATGTCGCCTCTGTGCAACCAGCCCACCATTACAGGGATGCCACTATCAATCGCTTCCATTACATCCTCGGCATCCGCTGATTGCGTGAATGTGACGGTGAGCCCAAGGCTGGTCAATGCTTTGACGTGAGCAGCGACTGAGGTTGTGTCTCCGTATCGCTCCCGAATCCGGGCATACTCCTCTTGACTGCCGACCTTCTTATGAAAAGCGGCAATCATTGCGCTGGCTGACGTAAAACACATACGCGAGCCATGCGGCAAATCAAGTTGCCTGAAGTGACGAGGCATGTGAACTTCCTGATCGATGCCACTTGCCTTCCAAGCTTGAATCCAGGCGGCGTCCTCCTCCAACAACTCTCGTGGCAGCGAGTCCTCTAAAAGCTTTACGGCAGCCGCACGATGGGGCACGTCCCGCTTAAAGAACTCAAAGAAAGGAAGCAAGGCGAGCCCCATAACTACCAAAAGCAGGGTCAGTTGGATAATGCCTGACACGCTCTAGTGGTCAACTCTTGTGTCAGGCAAAAGCAGCTCCCGCACATGCTTTACAGCCAAGTCGTCCAAGTCGTTGTCCGTCCTAGAAACAACCTTCTCCAACATCGCCACAATCAATTCCTTAAACGCCCTTGATTTCCACATGGTCATCAAGATTGGCTTGAGAATCAAAAGCATGAGACTGCCTTGAACAGCACTAATACGTTAGTGCCTATCACTGTGACCTTCCAGCCTGGCTACTGAACGCTCCAATTCGTTCAATCTGGCAAAAACCTCCATATCTTTTGTCTTGATGTCGTTGTGCAAAATATCCAAACGGCCAGACAGATTATCAACAGCAGCAGTCAGCCTGATTAACGAGTCTTGCCCGTTACGATTTTGACGGCTAACACCTGAAACACCTAGGCCAGCCACGGTGATTGACGCCCCAGCAACAGCGGCCCAGACTTCAACCATCACCCGCCCTAAATGCTCGACTCATCATGGCAGAACCAAGAGATGACGACCAAAAGGAAGGCTTCAGTGTTGCTGATGTCGTCAAGTGCGCTGTCTTGGTTTGGAGCGCCACACTCCTTACCGTTTCCTATCTGGGTTTCTTCCCTCAGATGAAAATGGACAATACTTTTGTCGCCTCACTGCTTACTGGCGCGATGGCGTCGTTCGGCATTGAGCGCAAGAGCAATGGAAATACCAATAAGAAGCCGACTATCGTGGATAACAAGGACACCAAAGCCGGAATCAAATGAAACGCTCCCTTCTGGTATTGGGAATCACACTGTTAGCCGCTCCAGCTCAGGCTGACATTACGCATAAAATTCAATCCAGCGTTTCACTGTCTGTCGATGGAGCCGGATCAGTCGCAACGCGGATTCCGTCTACATATTCAATATCTGGCAATAACATCACTCTGGACACTGCTGGTGGTCTTGGCTCCCTCACTGCCGGGTCCGCTGTTGGTTACACTCCTGCTGATTACAGCGTTACTACTGCTGGTGACGCTTTCAGCCTTACAGAGTCATTTATCGAAGGGGACGCAACACCCTCCGCAACCACCGTCACCTCCGGAGTCGTAACTGCGCTTCCAATGCTCGGTAACACCACCACAACTTCAGGTGGAGTCGCTGGCAGCCTTGCAGGCACAATCGCAACTGATGGTGCTCTAACAATTACAGCTGGTGGCGCTGGTACTCAAGCTGTCGGACAGATCATCCAAGAACTGACGATCAAGTGATGTGGACTGGAATCTGGATTGCATACGGCGCTCTTTGCGCCATTGCTCTTGCCGCTCCAGAAGCTAAGGCCATCCCTGTTGTCCCAAACTTTCAACAGGGCACCCTTCGCTCCACAACAAAGACCACAACCAAGGTCAATGAGGTCATCAACTCTTACGAGTATCGGACTGGCTACGAATACGCCGCTTCTGGCACAAATGTGGCGCCCAACGGTTCTATCGCTCCAATGAGCCTGACCACAACCACTAATTCGCTCAACGGTGTTACCAGTGTTTGGCGCGGTCTTGATCCAGCTCAAAAACCAACCTGGAATATCGTCAAACCAGGCGCTAGCTTCCAGTTCGTTGAAACTCTGTCAGGCCCAGGTTTGGTGAACCATACCGTCATCAAACGGGACACCGACATTGAGTCACTGACTGAAACGCTAAGCACCTTCACTCAATGAAGCGAGTCATAGCAACGCTTTTGCTGCTTTCCGCTCCAGCGCAAGCACAGGTTTCAAGCACCGCCGCTCCAGTCGCAAACAGCTCTGGAAGTGTGACCAATCAGGCTGTGCAAGTCGTGCCAAGCAGGCAATTTACCAATACATACGGTGGAGGAATCAGCTGCCAAGGCACAACACTGAACATCAACCCGTTCATAAGCTCTACAACCAGCTGGGCTGATCCGTATGAAGCAAGCTACAACGAACCGGTTTATGACACGCTCGATATTGTTGGCGCGTTTGATTCGGAAGGTAATCCCATCCCAGATGGCAGGCCCGATAATCCGGGCAATATCCTTTTCTATAAACCGATTCGCACAGGTCAAAAGACTAACTTCTCGATTAACGGCGGAATCACTGCCACAATCTCAGTCCCGCTAGATCGCAGTCATATCCGTTCGTGCCAGAAAGCAGCTGAAAAGCAGGTGGCACTCCTGGATGCACAGCTTGCAGACAAGCGCCTCAACTACGAGTTAGCCAGACTCAAGAACTGCGCCGAACTGATGCAAAAGGGCATCATGTTCCACCCAAAATCGCCTTACGCCAAAATCTGTGCCGATGTCATCCTGACCAATCCGCCTGGCAAGATTCCGCCCCACGTCCATTCCATCACTTCCGCAAAGACCGCTGAAACTTCCGCCGCTCCCAAACAGACTCAACCTTAGTTTTCTTTCCCAGCTTTTCCTTGATCTTCTTGATTGCCTTCTTAACCGTAGGCTTGACCGCTTTGAGCAGGAAATCGCCTAACGGTTTGGCGAAAATGGCAGCCGTCGTCGCCACAGCCGCAATCGTCGCAGTCGTCGTGACAATAGGCGCACCAGGAAGATAATTGCCGATGATGCTTGGTATTCCGAGCGGCTCATAGATCGCCTCACATTTACCGTCATCGGTTCTTTCGTAACCAATGATGACAGCTGTTTGCGATTTGTTTTTAGCACCTAAAGGAATTGCGTCAGGTGGAGGACATGGCAATTCTGTGACTACCTTTGTGATGTCAGGCAAGCTGTCTGATGCCAAGGGAGACTTCGGCGGCTGGTTGCCAAGGTCAGCCGCTTTTTCTGTGTCTAAATCAAGTGCTGGAATGCCTGCAGCTCCAGGGGGCAAAATCCCAGGCGTAAAATCAGGCGCATTGAACGAAGGCATCTCCGCTCCACAGACAACGATGTTGCCTCGTGGATCATCGGTGTAAGCACTTTCGTTTCCAGGTTGTGCATTTCGTGTCTCGACGCAACCCGGAATGTTTGCCACCGGAAAGCCAAGATCTAACGTCACTGGCGGAGCTTCCGGAATACTCTGTGGTGGCATTGCACGCCATGCAGGAATCTCTGGAACGGAGACGCCTCTCACCCCAATCTCAGGAATTTCAGGCATGAAGTCAGAACGGTTTACAGCAGGCAAAGAACTCTGGATTGAGCGCAACCGTAGAAGGGAAGGCCCGCCTGTTGTTTACACCGTAATGTCAGGCAAAACAGCAAGACTATTCACCGATCCAAAAGCCATCCTCAAATTCGTTAAATGGCCAAAGAGCACGCCAACTGGTGACGCCTTACGCGAATGGCTTGCGTCGTTTGAGCAGAAACCACAAACACCCGCGCCAGAACTTGATATGGCAAAAATCAAGGCTGAAGGCTTCGGTCCTGAAGCTCATGATGATGACCCAACTTCTAATACCAAGATGATCACTTAAGACCCAAGCTTGTCGATGGCGCGGTTTAAATACCAAGCAGCCTTCTGCAGATCTTGCATCGTGTTGCCCTTATGCCAAGCCCTCAACAGATACTTCAGCGTCTGACCGACTAAGTAACCGGTGACAGCATCAGGCGCTCCAGCAACAACATCCTCAATCACCTCGATCGCTTCAACGCGACCTTGCTTGTAATGGGACGGATGATTGACCTGATCGCTCATGGAAGCTTGATTGGCAGAGCCGGACCTGTAGTGGTCGGCAACTCTGGCATCACCTCGTCAATCTGACCAGGCACCATCTCAACAATCATCCCCGCCAATTCACCTTTCAGTTCATTGACGTAATGCTTGGTCAACGATGGGATGCGCGTGTAAAGCGCCACCGTTCCAATCATCATGCCTCCTGACATCACGAAGGATGCGACGGACATCACGTTGAAAAGCTTTTGCATGACAAGAAAAAACCCCTCCTGCTGTGTGAGAAACAGGAGGGGATAACGTGCAACCCTTCTTAGGTTAATCAGAAAGACCACTTAGCGCCAAGCTTGGTGCCAAGCACAGGCTCTTCATCAGCAGTAATAAAGCTCAGTTCGCCGTAGACACTGAAGTTCTCAGTGGCTTGGACGCTGCCACCAATCTTGCCGGACAGTTCCATGTCAACATCGCCACCGTCAGGGGAAACGATTGCAGGACCACCTTGCAGGTAAAATCCATAAACGCCGTCACCACCTTCATATCCAACATGGATGTCAGTGGTAGAACCCAGATAGCCGTCTTGATAGCCGGCATTATTCTCGACGTTGGCATAAGGGCCGGCCAAGGCAGCTGAACCAGCGAGAACACCAGAAACAGCGATCGCGAATGGTTTGATCATTGGATGAAAGATCAACGTTTTCCTTGGCCACGGTATCGCTTTCTGCCCCTTTTGGGACGACTGTTTGTGCCATTGCCCTGTTTTGTCCGTTTGGGTTTGCCGACAACAAACTGATTCCCGCTAAGTGACTTAGCCATCAGATCCCGTCAGTTGTATTTAAGTTCTGATACTTAAGGGCAAGCCCAGTAAACAAGCCATGCTGCGGATGGCTGACTTGGTCGCGACCATCAAGGAAAAACAGCTCCTCAATCCATAGCGTTCGAGCAGCCATCGCCTGCACGTCTTGCGCTCCAGGTTTAGCGGCGATCATCGGGTCAGGGCGTTTCATCGTTCAGCAGACATAGAAAGAAGCGCCCATCCCATAACGAGAAAGGCGCCAACAACAACTCCAGCAAGGAAAATCACCAAGGCGTGCCAGTGCCAGTGGTTGGAGTGCGCTTCTCAGTCAGTTGTGCATCCAAAGCAGCGTGGATCTCTTCCACTTTTTCCGCACCACCAAGCTTTTGTTGCAGCCAAGAAATGGCTTGAGCTTCAGTCACATCGTCATAGGCAACCATGTCGTCAGCATCAGGTGCATCGAGACCGATTGAGCCATACGCTCCAGCGGAATACACACCGTCTTCAGTCACGGCTGACACCGTGTAATGGAGCGTGGTGATGATCCCGTCAGCCAGATTTCTGTCGCAGTTGCCGACTTTCCAGGTGTAGGTGTTAGCCATGGTGAAAGAAACTCAGGATTAGTGTAAGCGTGGTTGCCCCGCTGTGACACGGGGCGGTTAGCTGTTACTCAGCCTCAAGGGCTGCAACTTTGGCTTCAAGGGTTTCGATACGATCCATTGCTTCTTGAAGTGCTTTAACAGCCTTCATGTAAAGCACCGAGTAATTGACGGACTTCAGACCATCTTCATTAGAATTGACCAGTCCTGGGGAAACCTCCTCAACTTGCTGGGCGATTACACCGAGCTGCTTGTGAGTCTCGTGACCAGTCTCTTCCTTAAAGTTGAAGTTAACGACCTCAATGTTCTTGATGTTGTCCCACTGATCTGAAGCGGAAACGATGTTCTCCTTGAGGGTGATGTCGGAGATGGCAGTGTAAGAGTTGTTGGTGTTTTGTACGTTGCCGTTGGTGCGAACATAGAAAGACGCCGTTCCTCCACTTGTAGTGCTGGTGCCACTATGAATCCCAACAAGTAATGCATCACTACTATTTGCTCCATTGGGACTTCTATGCGTAAGTGCCCCAGCACTAAAAGTAAAATGCCTACCATCGTTAGCAATCCTCATCCGCTCTGTCGGAGAAGACGATCCATCCGCAGTAGTGGAGAACACTAGGCGGCCTGGCATGTCGTTAGTACCAGGAGTGCCGTCTACAAATGCAGCAATCTGTGCGGCGCGAACAAACTTGCTTCCGTCATTTCCCTCAAAATACAAAGATCCTACAGGGTCATTATCATTAACGACAGTATTTCCTGTACTTCTACTCTTTCCAAGGGTGATACTTGAAGTACCAGCATCATTTGTGTTTCTTGTTATTGAAAACCCAGCATTTGCGAAAGAATCTCCCTCTAGTTGCATTTTGAAGGCGTGAACTCCGCCGGCAAAATTGCTACGCGCACTACTCGTTCCAACCAACAACCGCCCCGAGCTGTCGATACGCATTGCTTCGCTCGCGCTAGACGTGAAAACAAGACCGCCGCTAGCAGACTGGTCAATATGGGCAGTGTTGCTAGATCCGTCGAAGTAAATGTCGAAGTAATTAGCGTTAGCTTCACTAATCGAGATCCCAGCCTTAGTGCTGGTTGAACCGTTGATATTTAGAACTTTATTAATTGAGTTGTGAGATGCAGGACTCGTCGTTCCAATGCCGACGTTGCCCGAGCTGTCGATGCGCATCCTTCCAG